AATCGCGGAAGGCACACTGTCTGAGCAGGTGGGTGCGAAGCAGTCACTCAATTACGCCAATCCTTACGAATCCTGGCAAGATGTCAAGTACAAGTGCGCTGTAGATCTGGAGAATTTCGGTGGCTATGCGATGCAGGCCATCTGGAATGTACCAGGTACACGAGTGATAGGATGGTATCATCTGCCATTTGACAAGTGCCGTGTGAATGCTGATGCTTCCAAGATCTGGTTCAGCCAGGATTGGTCAGACCGGAAGGCAGACCGATTGGAGTTTCCTGCCTTTAATCCTGAGAAGCCAGGTGGCACTCAAGTTCTCTGGTTCAAGCAATACAGAGCTGGTGAAGGTGTGTATCCATTGCCCGATTGGTATCCTGCGAGAACCTACATTGAAATCGATACCAAGATATCTGACTTCCATTATAACAACATCGCCAATGGATTTAGCCTTGGCAAGATAATTCAGATATTCAAGGGAGAGCCGACCGAAGACATCAAGGCAGAATTCGACCGGAAATTCAAGGCCAACACTACCGGCACAGAGAATGCCAATGGCGTTCTGATATCGTGGATGGAGAAAGGGGAAGACCCGCTCCAGGTGGTAGACCTGATGCCTGGTGACTTTGATAAGCAATACCTTCAGCTGTCGGAGACAGTGCGCGACAATATCTTCTATGCTCACAGAGTGACTTCTCCGATGCTCTTTGGTGTGCGCGTAGAAGGTGCATTGGGTGGAAGGAACGAACTGAAGCAGGCTTATGAGGTATTCGATCGCAGCTATGTCGCTCCTAAGCGCGAGCAGATGGACAGGATGTTCACCATGATGTTTCAGGCCATGGGCAATACCGGCACATTGGTTACTGTGCCTGCTGAACCGGCAGGCGATGACGCGGTGGAACTGTTCAAATCTGCTGTCATCAGCCGTGAAGAAGTGCGCGAGAATCTGGGTCTGCCTGCGGAAACCGCTGTAGATCTCGGAGCAGCACAGCAATTGGCCGATGCCATTAATTCACTCACTCCGGTGGTCGCTCAGAATGTCATCAATAAATTGACCGTGAATGAGATTCGCTCTCTTGCCGGTCTTCCTGCTCTGCCTGGTGGAGATGTTCTTTCTTCTCCTACCACCATGTCTGCTGAAAACCCATTCGGATGGGATGACGAAAAAGACAAGGCAGTATTCGCGAAGTATGGCCGAAATGCAGATGAGTTCGAAGAATTGCCTGAGACATTCGCAGAGCTGACCAATCCAGAGATGCGATTGGTGGCCGTCATCCGTGACAATCCCAAGGCTACTCTTGACGAGATGGCGAAGGCTGCTAAGATTTCCACTACTGTCGCAGCCAAGGTATTGAAGCAGATGCAGTCAGCCGGACTGATTGAATGGAATGCAAGTGAAATCAAGATAACAGATTCCGGTGAGCGGTCAATCGTGGAAACAGGAGGATTGGAGACTGAAATCTTTGTCTTGTACAAATACGGCAAAGATCCTGAGATATCAGGTCCTGTCCTATTGGATACATCGAGGGAATTCTGCCGGTTTATGATTGAAGACCAGAATAAGCTATACAGCAGGCAAGAGATTGATGCCATGAGCGCGGAATTGGGCTATGATGTATGGAAGAGGCGCGGAGGATGGCGAACCATCAAGGGAACATCTACCCATGTGCCACAGTGCCGACATATTTGGGAAAGTAAATTATATAGGAGGACAGTGCGATGAGCTTTAAATACTTTATTGATACCGTATACATTAAGGAGAATACTCCTATCCAGGATAATCTTGATCCCAAGCTCATCCAGATGTCCTTGCAGGAAGCGCAGGAAGTGACTCTCAGAGACACGATTGGCAGCGATCTGTATGATGAGATATACAGTCAATTTCCAGGCTCTTTGAGCGCGAATAATACCACACTGCTCAATGACTACATCAAGCCGGTCTTGAAGTATTCAGTTCTTTATGAAGCCATCCTTCCGCTGACCTATAAATTCATGAATAAGAGTATCCTCAAAAGGGATGGTGAGAACATGACTTCAATATCCATGGATGAGATGGTCAAGATTGAACAGAGGTACGCGCAGAAGCGAGACCATTTCATTGAGCGAATGAATAAGTATCTCTGCACATTCCCAGAGCTATATCCCAAGTGGCAAAATCCTGACAGCGATGCAATCGACAAACCAAATAAAGACGGACAATCACTCGGCTTCTATTTCGCGAAAGACTACTTTCCGAAGAAAAAATGAGGCTAAACTGAGGCAATTCCTTAATGACTCTCAATCAGATAATAGCAGCAATACGAAGGGCCGGTGAAAATCACCGGATGATCCGGTCGGTGGCATTCGGGCCTGAATATGACATCGTGGCCGATGGCGGCATGGATAATTATCCCATGCTGTATTGCATTCCGGACACGACTACGATGCTCTTCGACCAGGCTGCCAATGACAAGGAGAAGACATTCTCTTTCGTGATATCGGTCATGGACAGGCAATTCGAAGATTCTTCCAATCAGATGGAAGTGCTGTCGGATACATTGCAGATCTTGGAAGATATCATTGCTTCATTGCAATATGTCTACAGAGACAGCCGGGTAAACTTCCAGGTCAATGACGATGCACTACCATTCTACGATGCGCATGGTGACCTGGTGGCCGGATATACCATTCGATTGGAAGTAGGAGTGCCGGTGCTGCGAGATTTCTGTTCTGTGCCATCCAATGACTACGCTTTCCCCAACATTGACCAGGACATCCTGATTATTGATGGAGGCTATTACAATTCTACCTATTCACTTACCATTGACGGAGGTGTTTCATAATGAGCAACTATATAACGATAAAATTACGCAGGGGAACAGCTGCCCAATGGACAGCTACCAATCCGGTCTTGGCAGAAGGGGAGTTCGGAGCGGAGACCGATACAAGGAAATTCAAGATTGGCAATGGCTCTACAGCCTGGAACAGTCTTCAATATTGGGGCGGTAGCGGTGGCGGTGCTGCTGATTTTATCGATTTGGGCGATGTTCCTGCATCTTACGCAGGACAGGCAGGAAAATTCGTAAAGGTTAATGCTACAGCCGATGGTCTTGAATTCGGCACACTGACCATTGCAGCCGGTGACCTTCCTTCCGGCATTGACGCAGCCAAGATTGCCAATGGCACTGTCAGCAATACAGAATTCCAATACCTTGATGGCGTAACATCTCCAATCCAGACTCAATTCTCCAATCGTGTTCCATACTCTGGTGCATCCGGTGATGTCAATCTCGGAGAATTCGGAATGCAGATTGGCAATCTTGAATTCGATAATACTCCGACCAACACACCAGGCACAGATGGTTCGGTGTTTTGGGATTCCGGTGACGGCACTCTGCAATTGCAGATGAAGGGAGGAGCGACTCAGAAGATTGGCATGAATTCCTTCGCCAGAATCTACAATGATTCCGGTGTTCAATTGGTCAAGGGAGATGTTGTGTACATCTCAGGAGCGCAGGGGAATCGCATTGCAGCCAAGAAAGCGCAGGCCAATACGGAAAGTACGGCAAAGAACACCTTCGCCATTGTGGTTGAAACCATAGCCATTGGCGCGGAAGGAACTGTTATCACCGAAGGGCCATTATATCAGCTCAACACCTTGGGCCTGACAGCCGGTGCGACTCTGTATCTTTCCCCATCCACAGCCGGAGGTTATACAGAAATTCAGCCACAAGCTCCAGACCATCTGGTTATAATTGGCTTCGTGGAGCGAGTCCATGCCAGCGTAGGAAGTATTTATGTCAAGATTGCCAATGGCTATGAATTGGAGGAGTTACATGATGTTGACCTTACTGAATCCAAGACTACTCCGGTTGATGCTGATTCGCTATTGCTGCAAGACAGCGCGGATATTTCCATCTGGAAACGATTGACATGGGCTAATCTAAAGGCCACAGCTAAAAGTTACTTTGATACGATCTATGCCAACATAGTTCACACCCATGTCATCGCCGATGTGAGCAATCTACAGACTTCTCTTGACGGAAAAGTGGATGAGAATGCTGCCATTACCGGAGCGACCAAGACCAAGATAACTTATGACGCGAAGGGCCTGGTAACTGCCGGAGCAGATGCCACCACAGCAGACATTGCCGACAGCACTAATCGCAGGTATGTTACAGATGCACAGCAGACGGTTATCGCCAATACATCAGGCACAAACACAGGTGACCAGACCATTACACTGACCGGAGATGTAACAGGCACAGGCACGGGCAGCTTTGCCGCGACCATCGCCAATAAGGCAGTCACTCTTGCCAAGATTCAGGATATCACTACATCGCGTATCCTCGGAAGAGTCACAGCATCTACAGGAGTCACAGAGGAGCTGACAGGCACTCAGGTGACTACCCTTCTTGATACATTCACATCTTCTCTGAAAGGTCTTGCTCCTGCATCCGGCGGCGGAACTTCTAACTTCCTCCGGGCAGACGGCACATGGGCTGCACCTGCGGGCGGCGGCGGCGGAGATGTAACCGTCCTTGACGTAGACAATGCTCAGACAGGGCCATCTAACAGCACAACCGAAACGGCTGTGTATTCGTATACCCTGCCTGCCGACTTTGTGTCCGGTGAAGTATTGGAATTGAATATTGTCGGCCAATACCGTAACCAAACTACGACTAAGACCATTACCTGTCGTGTTAAATTAGGAGGCACTACCATTATCAGCCAAGCACCATCGGTAACAGCCAGCAATTCAATTCGCTCTTGGATTTGTCGGATCTTGGTGTACATCGAAACACCGGCAAGTGTACAGCGCATCAGCTACTTCGGACTCAGCAACAACGCGGCGATTGGTTCAATTTCAACAGGTATCGGCCTCAGTAATACGCCGTGGAATGGTAATGGTCACGGCGAAGCTACTATTGACCTAACGTCTGCGAAGACCTTAGAACTAACCGTTGAATTCAGCGCGGCTGAAGCAAACTCTTTCGTTTACGCAGAATCAGCGCAATTAATCAGATACGCAGCCCCATGATTTACATAGACGACACAGGCAAGAGCAGCCTGACGCCACAGCCCGGATTTTACCCAGTGATTGAAGACCCGAAACCGGAGGTTACAGCCTGCGAATTAATCGAGCAGGGCGAACTAATCCGCCATCCTGACCACTGGCAGCGCAAATGGAAGGTAGTTCCCGCCCCTGCCTACTCAGCCGGTGAATGGCTTGAATTGGTGGGCCTTGGAGCAGGTCAGCAGCCTACCCTTATTTACCTCAAATTGCAGCTACAGGCAGCAGGTAAAACATCAGCCAAGCTGACAGCACTTGAGGGATATTTGAACCAGGTACTGGGCTTGTATGCCGCAGACCAAGTGCCGCGCTGCGACTGGCAGCAGCCTCCGGTGGGCTATCAGGAGACCGTCGCAGAATGTGTTTCAATTTTACAGAGCAATGGATAAGGAATTGAAATTGTTGGCCTACATCGGATTGCCTCCATTGGCAGTCTATCTATCTTCCAAGGGAATTGATATCAATCTAATCTATGGCCTGTCAGCTGTAATGCTCATGGATATCCTGACTGCCATCCTTATGTGGCTGCGAGTAGATCCATCGCGAATCCGCAGTAAGGTGCTGAAGCAGGGAATGACTGAGAAATTTGCATCTCTCATTCCGGCCATCATCGTCTTCATTGTTCTATTGGCAATTGATAAAGATGCTTCTGCTCTGGTCAATGGATATCTCACCATACTATTAATTGCGGAGGGATATTCGGCAATCAGCAATGCACACAATGCCTACCTCCGCGAAGTGAAAGAGGAATTCGATGCAGTATCTGCTGTCCTCCAGGCACTCCGTAAGCGCATCTACAATCTTCTTCAGAGACTAATAAAGGTCTTCACCGATGAGAGCAATCCATAACATCATTCTCCATTGCACAGCGACTCCACAGAGCGCGACAGTAGATAGTATTCAGAGATATTGGCGCGAGCATCTGAAGTGGAAATCGCCAGGATACCATTGGCTGATCAGCAAAGATGGCACAGCTCATAACCTGGCAACAGATGCTCAAGTTTGCAATGGTGTGGCAGGCCATAACTCTACAGCAATTCACATAAGCTATATTGGCGGAGTGGATGAGGGAGGAAAGCCATTGGATAACAGGACCGACAAACAGCTGTCTGTGATGGAAGAATTGGTTCGGATGTATATCAAAAAGTATCCTGGTGCAGCGGTCAAGGGCCACAATGATTTCACCAGGATGAAAGCCTGTCCTTCCTTTAAAGTATCCGACTGGCTCAAAGAAATTGGAATATGAATCCATCGTGGAAACTCGGACAGCTAAGAATTGAATACCTGAATACCATTGTATCTGAATTGGAAGGTCTTCCCAAGAGGACAGCCGCAAGGATTCTCCATCAGCGCAGACCCGATATGTTTCATTCAGTGAATGCAGCCAGAGTATTCCTTCAAACACTTACCAATAGCAGTGGAGGCCGATCTCCTGTGCAATTTCAATCACCATTTATGAATCAAGACAAAAGCACTATACAGGAAGGTCTGGCAAAGCTAAGAGCCTATCAGGCTAAACAAGAGCAGCAGATTATATTGAATGATTGCGAGATTCTCATTCTATCCGACATTCACCTTCCATTCCATGATCAGGAGTCACTCTCTGTAGCTATTGACTATGGCATGGAGCGAGAGCCAGATGTGGTGCTGCTGAATGGTGACATTCTTGATTGCTACGACATCAGCCGATTTCACAAAGAGCAAGACCGGCCATCCATTGTAGATGAATTGGCAATGGGAAAGGAGTTTCTAACATTACTCAGGCAGGCTTTTCCTGATGCCAGGATAATTTACAAGCTCGGAAACCATGAGGAAAGGCTGCGCAATTATATCCTCAAGAATGCTCCTGAATTCGGCAATCTGGCAGCATTGGAACTTCACGTCCTATTGGGATTCGAAGAGCTGAAGATTGAGCGCGTAGATCGGGCGATCGTCAAGGCAGGGAAATTGAATATCCTGCATGGGCATGAGATGGGAGAGGCTATCTTCTCTCCTGTCAATCCGGCCAGAGGATTCTTCCTCAAGGCCAAGGCCAATACATTGGTAGGTCATTACCATCAGAGCAGCCATCACAGCGAAGGCAATCTGAATGGAGACAAGGTAGGAGTATGGTCAACCGGCTGTCTCTGCTCATTGTCTCCGGAGTATCGGCCATACGCATTCACCAAGTGGAAGCATGGGTTCGCTTACGTTACAGTGCATGAAGATGGTACATTTGTAGTTGAGAATAAAGAGATCATTGATGGCAGAATCTATTGAAAACCCATACGAGTTCCTTGCCTTTTCTCTGACCGTCAAGCAGACAGGGCAAGAATCTACATTTAGAGTCAGCCCACCGGCTATGACAAGTGAATGTGTTCGGGCTGCCTTCCATGCAGTGCTGTCCTGCGGCCATCACATTGACAATGTCCTTGACGCGATGGAAGCTATCCTGGAAGAGTATCGCGGATTGGAATTCGTTACAATCGAAGAAGGAGATGAGGAGTAGCATTATACTATTGGCCATCATTGTGGCCGGATGCAGCACAGAGAGACAGTGCCGGAAGGCTGTGGCCAAGTGTGGATGGAAGAGCGACACAGTGCAGCTGTGGGATTCTGTGCGAATAGAGCGGACAATCACTGATACATTGGTGGACTTCCAGAGCATGAACTATTACGATACCATCCGGATTGATCGCGATCGTGTGCGGATACGATTGGTAAGGCTACCTGGTGACAGCATCTTTGTCCAGGCCGAATGCAAGGATACAACCATCCGCTATGTGAAGACCTTCGTAAGCAATAAGGTGACCATCCGGCCATGGTGGCTGTGGTGGTTAGTGCTTGCTGCCTTCTTATTGGGCTTTATCATCAGAAACAGATTGCCTATTTGAGTAATCAAATGCTATGATTCGGTAAATATTTTGCCATAATCCACAGATTTTGTGCATAAGATGTTTCAGGAATGAATCCTGATACTATCTTTGCTACATGGAAACGAACAAAACATCACAGCTTCGCAGCAAGGTAATGAAGGCTGCATGGACATCCTTCCGATCAGGCAAGAGCAAGACATGGAGCGAATCACTCCGCAGCGCATGGGCTTGGGCCAAGCGCACTCTGGTTGAGAAGTTCCGCTCAATTATGACCATTCGTGAATCAGAGAAGGCAGTAGCTATCAATGTATATTTTGAATGCCTGCACACCGAGCGCACTGTAACTCGCATGGCGTGGATTCCAAAGAGCCTGCTGCAAAACGGCTGTGTTCCCGAATGGTTCTTGACCAAGAAAGTGAACGAGCTTGCAGAGCAATTTTCAGGATACAACAGCCGTCTCAATTGGTACATCAATTAATAACCTATACCACTATGAACAATAAAATCTACATCGTACGGTCAATCGTACCGACAGTCTATCAGATCTCATCACTATCTACATTGATGGGCGGAAACAAACCATGGGGCGGTGGCCGATATGGATGGGAAGAAGAATTCTATTCAGAAGATCACGCAAGAGAATGGATGCATTCTCGCAACAATTACCTTCACTCAGATGGTGCTATTGACGATGTGCAATTCGAAGAGAATCGCAATTGCATTGACAATCAATTAACCATGTACTATGATGGGGCATCGGCATCAGTAGAGGAGGTGACCAATGACTGATTTCACTCGGTGGATGCGATGGATTCGAATTCAGCGCATTAGGACAGAGCATAGATTGGCTATTGAATACAAAGACAATCCTGTCATCAGTGTACAATATCGCCAGAGAGTTTTCGAAGCAACAAAAATTCAACCTAAAAACATATGAACTATTTCAAATCAAACGATGGCTTATCAGCCGTATGGGCGCAGTCTGAGACATGTGCCTGGACAGTCTTCTACTATCCTGCCATGCACCTATCTAAGATCTCCTGTGAGTCTGGACCGGATGCTGTGAAATGGGCAATGCAGGTAATGACCAATGCAGAGCCATGCACTGAAGATGAATTCAATGCAATCTACAATAATGTGATTCATCATCAGCGAATTTACCGGAAGGAGGCAGAGATATGAGACTGTTCAATCTCATCTGCCGTCCTCGCCAATTACGCTACCAATCCGGCCAATTGGTTACATTTGGAAGGAGTAAAATCACAGCCATCGTAGTGGAATCCAGGTGGAATTTCCGATTGAAGAATTGGGAATATCACTTGGAAGGCTTTCCAGGATGGGTACAACAGAACCTAATTTCAGCTAAATGATACATTCAATCGAAACCAAAGAGATCTTCGCAGCAATTGTGAAGGCACAGGCCGAGATGCCGACAGCACCGAAGGACGGACACAATCCTCACTTCCGGTCCAAGTATGCAACATTGCAGAGCATCGCAGAAACAGCCAAGCCCGTCCTTAAGAAGCATGGATTGGCAATCATTCAGACATTCGAAGTAGCTTGCGATGGCATCAGCATCGTGACTACATTGGTCCATGAATCCGGTCAATACATCTCCGGAAGTTTGTATCTAAAAGCACAGAAGAATGATCCGCAGGGCTATGGTTCTGCGATCACCTATGGCCGTAGATACGCTATGGCTGCTATCCTCGGAATGGTCGCTGATGAAGATGATGATGCGAATGCAGCATCTACTCCACAGTCAATTCCACCATCAGCACCGGCCAAGAGCGATGAAAATAAGCCATGGTTAGATGAAAAGGACGAGGCTTATCAGAAGGCCATGGAGTATGTCAAAGGCAAGGGAGAGCAGGAGCTGAATAGAGCATTGGCCAGGCTGTCTGAATCGTACAAGGTAAATAAACTAATGCGCGAGGCCATGAAGGTGGCAGCTCTTGCGGGAATGCAAATTCAGCCATGAGATACCCATTTCTAATAATCACATTCATGCTCTTCATAACGGTGTACTATGCAGCACTGATTGTGGATTTTTGTTCTTCAGAAGTAAGGAGGCTAAAAAGATGACATATCCATTGCAGAGAAAACATCGCAGAGATGGCACTCCGCGAATTGGCTACACAGACGATCTATTCATAGATGCTCTGAATTGCATCTGGACCTACGTTTCCGGAGTATTCAATGTGCCTATGGATGCAGCTACCAGCAGGAGAAGATATCAAGAGTATGTCATTCCAAGGCAAGTATTCTACTATTTCGCATCTAATCTTACTCAGGCTACATGGCTACAGATGGCCAAGTATACAGAGCGCGACCATTCCACAGCCATTCACGGAGTGAAGACCATTCAAGACCTGATTGATACAGACAAGAAATTTGCCGCCAAGATGTTGGATATCCGCAATGGGCTGATGGATTTCTTTCCGACCGGCTCGGTCATAGATGCGAAGTATCGGCCAATGAAGAATGAATGGTTTTTTGCAATCTGGT